CAATGATTTTAAATCATTTTGTGCTTCGTTTAAAAATTCTTGAGCTTGTAATATCTTTGCAGAATCGCCTTCTTCATGTGCTGACTTATAAGCATTACGAGCTAATTCTAATTTATCTGTTATTTGTTTTTCACTTGCATCTAAATTTAATTTAGAAACAGTATTAAATTGATGCTGTGAACTATTTAACTTTTGATTTAACTCTTCATTTTGTTTCATTAGTTGAGCAAGTTGTTCATCTCTTTCTTTACGTTGCTTAACTAATTGACGTATTCTTTTTTGAGCTCCTTTTGTTTCTATACCTTCAAGCTCTTTAGGTTCTTCTTTTTTAGGAGCTTCTTCTGTTGGAGTTTCTTCTTTTGCTGTAACAGGCGAAGGAACTTTATCTTCTTCATTCTCTTCACCTTCTACTTCATATTCTACTTTTTCTTCTTTAGGAGCTGTAGTATCTACTTCACTCCATTCTTCATTATCCATTTGTTTACCTTTCGTTGTTTACGAGACATACGACTTACGTACTTCTATTATTATATTATACACTAAATTTTTATATTAAGCAAATTTTATGTACTATATTTAGTTAAATTAAAAGTAGGATCTAAAAATTTAGGATCTTGTACTTTCATTATTACTTGATCATCATACAATAAAATCATCTTAACATTTTTATATTGTATCTTTTGACCAGCATGTTTAGCATAACAAACATAATCTCCTAATTGACACCAAGGTCCTTTAGGAAATTTTTCTTTATCAGCATAAGCAAGTTCACCTATTTTTAAAACCTTACCTATAGTTGTTAAATAAGACATATCGTCTTTGGTTGAATTAGGTAGTAATATACCACCTTTAGTTTTTTCTTTTATTGATACAGGTCTTACGAGTACATGAAAACCTGGAAGTTCAGGTAAGACATCTGGAGTAGATTCTTCTTCTTCATCTGTAATCCACATGTCATTCTTAATTGAATTACCTAAATGTACCTGTTGCATTAGTCATCCTCTTCTTCGTATAATCTTTTTTTAACGATCTCTGTTAGTTTATTTCTGGACCATTCAATTCCATAAATATTACCAACAAGTTGACGATAATGGGCAAAGTTATCTGCTTGCCCATCACTTACATTATTTCTTAGTTTAGTGAGTTCGTTATTATATTCACTAACGACCTCATCCCAAATATCCATGTATTAGATTTCTGCACAAGCGTAGCAGTTAATTTCTAATCCAACAGATACTTCTTTAATAATTGGTGATTTCCACATTATCTTTTTCCTCTAGTTGGTGAAGGATACTTCCAAGAAGAATCTTCACGTTGATTTAACACACCTTTTTTAGGTCTACTACCATAGTCACTTTGTGACATTTTAGTAAAGTCACCATACATACCACCATCTCCATTTGGAACATGGGTTGGGTATCCATTAGTCACACCTTTTTTAACAGGATATGCTTTATTCCCTATTGGCATTATTTGCTCCTTTCATTTCTTCTTTTAATAAATCTGTAATAACATCAATAAGTTTAAAACTTCTTTCTCTGTCATCCAGATCCTCCATACTAGCTACTTTTTCTAAAGCATCTATACGAATCTTTTC